TTATTCCGTCGTTTTTGTGGCATTTGTGGCAAAATTTGTGGTGTTTTCGTCTATTTTTAGTGTGAAAAAAGCATCTACTTTAGACTGATTATGTTGACGCAAATTAGAACTTAGATGACTATAGTATTTTAATGTTGTATTAATATCATCATGACCAAGCCTATCCGCGACATATATTATATCCATACCAGCTTCTACACATAAGCCGGTATGCGTATGTCGTAGCTTGTGTAATGTCACCGGTTCAGAATTAATTGTATTACATATCTTCTTCAAAGCTTTATTACATGACGCGTTGTCAATGGGCTTATTGTGGTAAGTGATGAATAATAACATCAACGGATTCTGTATATCATGTTCTTTCATATAATCAGTATGCCATGTAAGATAAGACTGGAAATATTGAACGGTGGAGTTATCAATATAAATCACACGTGATTTTTTCGTTTTAGTATCAATGAATGTATTAGTATACTTGTAATCCCAGGCTTTATTGACTGTTATAGAACGTTTATTGAAATTAATATCTTTCTTTGTTAGTGCAATAATTTCTTCGAACCTCATACCTGTCTGTACTGCTAAAAAGATAACTGCTCGTGATATAGAATGAAATTTTGCAAGTTCTTCTAATAATAAATGAACTTTGTCCGTTTCCATAAATTGTGCTTTTGTTTTTGCCACATCATGCCCGCTTATATGAGCGCCTATGGCTGGGTTTTTCTTCATGTAGCCTAGATGGACAGCTTTATTAAAAATCGCTCTAATTTTGCGGTGCCGGGTGTCTACAGTGGATATTGCATAGTCTACAGATAAATGATTAATAAATTGTTGATACTGCACAGCATCAATCGAATTAAGTTTAATTTTTTCATCGAAATAATCAACGAACTGATTATAAGCAAGATCATATAAATTAATTGTAGATTGACTGCTTTTTCCATCTTTAAAAGTTTTCATGAATAGTGTATAAAAATCTTTGAAGTTCCATTCTTTTAACGAACTACTATCATGCTGAACTTGTTTTAAGAGTTTAGATGCTTTATACATTAAGTTTGTTTCACTTGTATCTGTCAAACGCTTTTCTTTCCATTCACCGTCGACTTTTATGCGCAAACGAACGGCGTATTTTCCGTTTGTTAATTTTTTTATCTTCATTAATACCACCACCTGTTTATTTTTGGAACATATGTTCTTTTGAAGGGTATAGCAAATTATGGTAAAATGAATTTGCATACTCTATGTGTGTATTTAGAAACGCTTATCTCTGTGCGGGGAGGGCGTTTTTTTGTTATTTAAGTGTTATTCTTGCATCATAATCTTTAAATGAATCTTCTTCGTAATTATCTGTTTCATAATTAGCAGACCAAGTTAATCGTATTTCTTTTATATCGGATACATCATTTAATGTTGGAAGTATATAGACAACAGCGCCGTTTTTATTTACTCCTTGCATTAGTTCGCCACCCAAATCGTCACTATTAATCATAGAAGCATCAATTTGCTTCCCATCGGCAACTAGTACTCCTTGATCTGGATAAGTGTTAAAATCAATTTCACTGTTGTTATTAAGTTCATAATTTACAACAATTAACCCTTCGCCGTCTTCACCATCCTCTGCAAGTTTAGCGGAATCAACTTTAAATACAGAGACTGAACTTATTTTTGTTTGCAGACCTTTCCAATCATCGCTCCAAGATGTAGCATAGTCTTCGCTATCAATAATACCGCTATCGCTTTCTTCCTCTTCGGCTGGCGCTTCCTCAGTCAAACCCTCGGATTCATTTGCAGTAGAAGTACTTTCTTCTTTACTTTCTTCTTTAGTGTCATTAGATGAATTTCCACATGCTGTTAGACCAAAACTAAAGACAGTTAATAAACCTACTAACAATAATAATTTTTTCATCCCAATTCTCCCTTTATTATTTTTTTATATAAACACAATAGTGTAAATACCTAACAAGCAATAATTTGAATGCTGCTTTTAAAAATAATTACATAGCCATTGCATTCAACTGTATTTCCGTATTTATTTTTATAATATTCGATAGAATGTTTTAAAAAATCTTCTGTCACTTCTAAAAAATCTGCAACTTCATAGTATTCTGTGTAACCTTCATAATAAGAATCAATTATTTTTCGCAAAGGTACTAGTGATTCATAACCCCAATTCCTGGCAAGTTTTTCTTGTTTTCTATCATTAACTGTTTCCTGTTTAATAATATTGCCAACAGTCAAATGATGATGACCAAGTTCCTCTGCCAATGTACAACGCATTTCAACATCACTCTGATTCGGATTTACAAAAATATGTTTATTGTAATACAGCCCCTTGTGAGAATTTTCCATTTTTGTATCTTCTATGATGGTTAATTCAGGATATTGCTCTCTGTATTTATCTAACCACATACTTTCAACTCATTTCCTATTTGTATTTTTGTTGAATGAAATCAATATATTCAAGAATTTTTTTCATGTCTTCTTCGGTTGCCGCGGGATCAATGTGCGCCGCCAAAGTTGCTGCTTCCGGCGGGATGTCATCTAGGAAAGGATATTCAGTACGACCAAGTAAATAATCAGTTGAGACATTAAAGTAGTCGGCAACTACTTGTAATCTTTCAACGCTTGGCATTCTGTTTTTCCATTGATATATTGTGTTATCAGGAAGTCCCAATTCATTTTCTAACATCGTGACGCTTATTCCTCTTTTTTTACAAAGTTTTTTTATTAGATCTAATAGTGTCATACCAGCGATTCTCCTCAACCTTGATATAAAACTAATAAAAATGTTAGTAAATGTATTGACAACTAATGTTTTTATTAGTAAGATATATCCATAAGCTAATTATTTAGCTAACCAAGACAACAAACAACCCCATAAAATACTCGTTCCCCAACGATTTATGGCTTTAGAAGGCTTGTTTAACTATGTCTATATACTAACAAATGTATTAGTTATTGTCAACAATAAGCTAAATAATTAGCAAGTTAGATGGAAATGGAGGAGGTTTTTTTATATAAAAGAGACCATGTTAGCTCAAGAGGTTGCAGAATACCTTGGTGTATCATTCCCTACAATTTACAAATGGGCGAATTATGCAAAACTACCTAGCAAGCAAATAAACGGAAAGGTTAGATTGTTCACCCATTCTCATGTGGAAGAATGGGTGAGAGAGAAGGAGGTGGAAATAAATGAAAATACCTAAAAGACCAAACTTTAATAAAAGACCATATCCCTCAAATGAAGAGATTGAAGAATGGCACGATTTCATAACATTCGTATTGACACGTAGTTCGCTTATAGTTTCGATAATTTCATTGATAGTTGTAATTTACAGATCCTGATAAAATAGTCCACTGTTAATCAATGAGAGCGCCACAATGCTATAACACTGATTATAAGAGCAGATATTGAAATAGCCCATGTCACTACCTTAGATTCAAAGGTGAACAATTGAGATTTGCCTTCTACTGTTATCACATAATAATCACTGTAATTTGGCATAGGGAATTCCATGACCTCACTATATGTACCATCTGGCACTCTACTTAGCCACTCATTTTCGATAATAATATCGAGATGTTTATAGGTGTCTTTTATTCTTACCTTTTTAAAAACCATTGCGGTTAAAAGATGTTTGTATATGAAAAAGTTCACTTCACATATCACCTCGCTTTCACGATAAATTATAACATGTGAAAAACTAAACAAGAAAGGATAACAATAATGACTTTAAACGATAAAATCATATTTTACTTAATGGAAAACCCTAAAGCAACCAATTCAGATATCGCTAATTTCTGTGAAATACAAGAGAATCATGCAAAAGTAACCATTTCAAAACTCAAATCCCGAGGACATATTGAAATTTCAGGACAAGGTGCCTCACGTATTATCACCGTACTAAAAGAACCTACTGTCAAATTGGACAAGAAAGAACGATACAATCGACAACTAGATTTTTTAGAGGAGATTATGTTCTCAGATGTTGACCCAAAATATAGACTAGAAGCCTCGGCACAGCACATAAGATTATTAAACAAATTATAGAAAGGAGCAAAAACATGTCAGTAGAACATCAGCGTTTTGCGGTTGCGGTTTACGCAAAATTAAAAGCAATTAATATGAAACAATCTGATTTAGCGAAGACATTGAATATTAGCAATCCGTATTTGTCAGATATTATAAACGGCAAGCGCGAAGCGTCGAAAGTTAGAAAAAACATCATTGAAATTTTAGAATTGGAAATTCACGAAAGGAGCGAATGAAATGGGTCGTCCTGTAAAGAACAAACATAGAGCTATAAATTTCTTGTATGGTGTTTGGACATTAGAAGAATTCGCACAAGCTAGTCCAAGAACTTACGGTTGGTGGTTAGATAACATAAAAGACTTTCCAGAGCTTGCAGAATTTAGCAATTGGGCTACAAAAAATCAACGTGAAGCGTGGGCATTTGATGCGGTAAAAGCAAATGATTGGCTGATTAAAAAATTTGTATATAAGGAGGTCTGAAAATGATTGATGAAGTCGAAATATTACTTGCCAAAATACGAAAATATGACCCAAATTTTTGTCCTAAATCAACGGGTAAATATTTACTCACAGAGCTTCAATCTCGGCATTTAGACCACGAAATAAAACACAAGAAGAGACCAAAGTACAAGCATAGATTTGCGAATTCGATTGAGCGGCATTGGTAAAAGAAAAACCCACAGCTATAAATAGTAAGTTAGAGCTTACTAAAACTGTGAGTTACGAAATAATATTTGTATTAATTATAGCACAGATGTGGAGATAAGAGAATGAAAAAATTTTTAAATGAACATGAAAGTAAGCTACTAGTATTTCTGTTTTGTTTCCAAATCGGAGCATTATTATCAGTCACATATATTGTAGCGGCGTGGATTAAAATATTCTTGAAATGAGGTTTTTAAATGAAGTTATTACGATTTTTCGGACTAGTAAGTATTGATGAAAACGAAAATGAATATATTGAAAAATCAGACAGATACACATTGTTTTGTTTAGCTTTGACCGTGTTAATCGCGTTTTTAGTAAGTATTGGCGGATTGATATTAAATGGCTGAATTAATAATGATTGTTGCTTTGATACTACTATTAATGCTTCTTGCAAGGAGTGATAGAGAATGAATGTAGAAAATCCGATGATAGTTGATGATTACTGGGACGATGGATTTCGACACTGAGGAATGAGGTTCACACATGAAAACAATTGCAAATGAGTATAAAGAATACATTAACGAGCACATTTTAGAGCAAGCAGAAAATGACCAATTCGGAATTCAACAAACTATTTATAAATTTGATAACGATTATGGTGCTAGCGTAATAAAAGAATTTATGGGTCCTGGCGTCGAACTTGCGGTTATTCAATTTATAAATGACAAAAATTGGGAGCTGGAATACAGCACATCTGTAACAAACGATGTTCTTAGAAATTTAACACATGAACAACTGATTGAAAAGCTAGAAGAGATTAAGAATTTATGACTATGTACGAATTAAGAAAAACAGATAAAGATCACGTTGCAACTCCACGTTACGTCGTTGAAGACATATATAGCTTGATAGATATTGAGTCGTTTAAAAGTTTGTGGTTCCCGTTCAATCATTATGACAGTTTATTCAAACTTAGAGCAGATGAATTAAATCTTAAGTATAAAGCGACGCACATATTTGACGATGTGGGAAACGATTTCTTTACAACGGAACCGCCAGCTGGCTGCGACTTGATGATTAGCAACCCACCGTTCTCTGAACAGAATCGGATTATAGAGCGTAGTTTTCAACTGATAGACGAACAGAAAATAAAGTCGTTCGCTTTACTATTGCCGCTCTCGACTCTCGAAACGGAGAAACGAGCAAATATATTCGAACAATATAGCGACAAACTAGCGATCTTGATATTTAAGAAAAGAATTAAATTTTTAGGGCATTCAACATCGTTTAACCGCGGTTGTTGCTGGGTTTGTTATAACGTTCCAGCGTTGGAAGACAGACGAATACAATGGGTTTAGGAGGAAAAAGCATGAATTTCAAAGTAGGAGATAAAGTCACTTGGATTAAAGATAAAAACGTATCTGGAAAGATAGTTAGCATTAACGATTTTAGACCACCAGAAATGGAGTGCGCGGTTGATTTTGGCTTTAGCGATGTGGTGTTTTGCAGTAGAGAGGAATTGATTTTAGACGAAAGCGCGATAAAACAAGAATCTGTTATTTGTAAAGAATGTGATCAAACGTTTACAAAGTTTGATGAAATTATTGTTTTTGATGGGATTGCTTGGCACAAAGATTGTTTAGATAAATTTCCTACAATTTACGGATATAGCGAAAAAGGTGAAGACGGTGAATTTATAGACACTGATGATAATGCTGATTTCGATGGTGATGCATATGAACACTTTGACGGATTAGAGGAGGAGTAAATATGGAATTATATGCAATGGTAGACGAGGATTTACAGGTTGCTAAACATCGTAGTAAAGGAACTCTAGCGGTGTTTAAAGACTTAGAAATGTTAAAAAAACATGCTTGGAGATATAAAAAGAGTGGAAAATCGTACAAAATTGCGGAGTTAGAACCTATTAACTTCTTTTCTTTTGAAGAAGCGGAAGGTTATCCCAGATTTTACACAGAAATCCATATCAAATACTGTCCAATGTGCGGAAGGAGTTTGGGAGAGTGATCAAAGTTGAATATGGGAAATTTGAGGATTTAAAAAAACAACTTTTGTACAAACGGATTGTCAAATGGAACGAAGATGAATTAGTTCTTCATGATGGAACAACTATAACGATTGAGTGTTCAGAACAAGATTGCTGCGCATCCGCAGGCGGAAAGTTTAAAAACGTCGAATTAGATGCAACTATTACTAATATTGCTGAGAGTGATAGAAACAGAGCCTCATTTTATAGTGAAATTTTAAATTATATCGTGATTAGCATTTACCACAATCAAAACGTAATTGCGCAAGCGAACTGTCGTGCTGACAATGGGAATAGTGGTCACTATTATAGTGTTTGTTCTTTAGTTGTAAAAGATGTTCACTATAAAGTAGTTGAAGCTTAAAAAATAGGAAAACGAGATAAGAGACGCGTGGAAAGCAAGCAAGGTGAAGGAGGAAGAGGAATGAAATTAAGAATCAATGACGATTACGTAATAAGAAATAGCCAATTTCAATACATCTTATCCAAGCAAAATGGCGTAGACAAAAACGGAACAGAAATTTTCAAAGACGTTGGTTATTATCCATCTATTGATAAAGCTTTACAGGCATTTGTGGACTATCAAATTAAAACTTCTGGGATAAACAGCTTCGAAAAATTAGCAAGTGAATTAAATGCTATCAGAGAATTACTAGTTGATATTGCTAGTAAATTAGAAATTACTATTCCGTCGATGGAGGAAGATAAATGATGAACTATTACAGCGAGGAAAAGAAACAAATGACTATGAAAGAATATACAAAAGTAGTACGTCAAGGAAAAACAGGGACAAATTTTCATCAGGTCGGCGATATCATCTGTGTTCAAGAAAAACTTGATGGCTCGAATGCCTCATTTAAAGTGACAGACGATAACACATTAGAAGTATTTTCACGTCGCCGTCAGCTAGACAAAGGTAACACGCTTGGCGGATTTTATCAGTATGCTAAGAATAATTTTGAGGACAAGTTATATATAGGCTCTGACTGTAACTTAATATTTTTTGGTGAGTGGCTAGTTAAACATAAAGTAGACTATGGAGAACATTTGAAGGAGTTTTATTTGTTTGATGTTTTCGACACTTCACTCGGTGTGTACTTACCTCAAAGCAAAGTTAAAGCGTGGGCAAAACATTTGAATGCCAAAATGCCGGCAACACTTTTTGAAGGGAAATTTACTAGTTACGAAGTATTACTTGAACTAGTAGGTAAGTCAGCACTTGTTGAGGATGGTAAAGGTGAGGGCATCGTCATCAAAAATCAAAGTCGCACAGATGATCTTGGTGAACAGCTATATACGAAATATGTTGCCGAAGCTTTTCTTGAAAAGAAGCAGAGTAAAATTAAATCTCCGATGCCTGTCACGTTGACAGAAAGTTGGTTGGCACAGTTCTTAACAGAGGCACGTATTGAAAAACATATTTTTAAGCTTCGAGATGAGGAAGGTATTGCGCTTGTGTTTCCACAGTTCTCAGCCATTATGAGGTCCCTTGGTAATTCATTAATAGGAGACATTATCGAAGAGGAAAGTGATTCAATGCCAGCTGAATTTGACGATGCACAAGCGCGAAAACTTATTGGTCGAATGGCACCGCCAGTATTGCGAGGTATGATTGAAAATGAGGTGACAGAGTAGGCATGGAAACGGTAGTAAATTAAGGCTCACATCACATGTTTTATTATATTTATAATGTGGAGGTATGAAAAATGACAAAACAAATCATCATTAACGAAGCAAACAGTTTACTTCACAGAAAAAGCAAAGAATTGAGTAAATCAATCATTAAAACACCAAAAGACCTAGAAAGATTCGCGATTGGTTTGGATAAATTATCGCAAGATATGTGGGACTATAAAAACGAATTGGAGGCGATCAAATGAGTATTTTTGCTGGCGATAAGGTAGAGGTGCAGGATAGAACTGGTGTAGCAGAATTATGTGTCGACGGAGAGCAGTTTCATGTTCTGATTAATAATAATGGTTTGCTTACTGTTGAAGATGAAGACGGATTTTCATCCTTTAATATACCAGCAACTCAAGTGAAAAAAGTGAAAGTGGATAGTGATGTTAAATTAATAAATGAGCTATATGACCAATCAGATTCTGTAAATTTATATATATATGATGTTGATAAAGATAAAGCTAAGTTGTTTGTATCTAATGTAAATAAGCCACAATTTGATGAAAGAAACAATGTGAAGTGGTATTCTGCATCAAAAGATAAAATAACCGCAACAGCATTTTTGAAAGGGGATGATTAAAATGTCAACATTATATTCAATTCAAGGGAAATATCAACAGTTGTTAAATCTAGCGGAGCAGCTTGATCCGGAACTATTAAAAGATACACTTGAAAGCATTGATGATGAATTAGAAACGAAAGCAGAGAATGTAGCATTTGTCATTAAAGAACTGGAAGGTCAATCACTTGTTTTAGAAACAGAAACGAAGCGTTTAGCTGAACGGAAAAATACTATTAATAATAATGTGAAGCGACTGAAACAGTCATTATTTGATGCAATGATAACTGCTAAAAAGCAAAAAATTAAAACAAACTTATTCACATTGGATATTCGGAAAAATCCGCCAAGTGTCATTGTAGAAGACGAAAGCAAACTACTGAACTATCTAATCGAACAACCTAAAAAATTAGATAAAACAAAATTAGGCGATGATTTGAAAAAAGGCATTGAGGTACCAGGTGCGAAAATTATTCAAACAGAAAGATTGCAAATAAGATAAGGAGGGATTTGGTTGGAATTTATTCAATCGGAAGAAATGAAGAGGTCAGAGTATTTTAATATTATGATTTATGCCAAACCAGGCGCAGGTAAAACAACTACAATTAAATACTTAAAAGGTAAAACATTAATGTTAGATTGCGATGGCACGTCAAAAGTTTTAAGTGGGTTGCCTGATATCACAATTGCAACATTGAATCCTCGTAATCCCGTGCAAGACATGGCAGATTTTTATGGATATGCAAAAACACACGCGGATGAATACGACAATGTAGTAATTGATAATTTGAGTCATTATCAAAAACTGTGGTTAATGTTCAATGGAAGAAATACTAAATCAGGGCAACCGGAGCTACAACATTATGGGATATTTGATACACATTTAATTGATATGATTTCCGTATTTAATAACTTAGCAAACACAAATATTGTTTATACCGCATGGGAAAATACACGACAAATTCAATTAGAAAGTGGTCAACTTTATAATCAGTTTTTACCGGATATTAGAGAAAAAGTAGTTAATCATGTGATGGGAATTGTTCCAGTAGTTGCGAGATTAATACGAAATCCTGAAACTGGACAACGAGGCTTTCTACTCACAGAGAATAATGGTAATTTTGCAAAAAACCAGTTAGATAATAGAGAATTTGCCTTACAAGAAGATCTATTCAAAATCGGTGATATTGATGCTAAAGCTTAGAGAATATCAACAAGAAATTATAAATGATGTAAAGGGGGCTTTTTTACAGGGATATAATAGACCGTGCGTCGTTGCTCCCTGTGGGTAGGTGCAGGTAAATCGGTTATTTTATCGGAAATAATTCGTATGACAACACATAATAAAAACCATGTTCTTTTCCTAGTCCACAGAAAAGAGTTGATTGACCAAATCAGAAACACACTCATTATGAATGAAGTGGATATGAGTTACGTCAAATTGGGAATGGTTCAAACGATAGTTAGACGTCTAAACAAAACTTCGGAGCCTTCGTTAATCATAATTGATGAAAGTCATCATGTGTTAGCAAATAGCTATAAAAAAATAATTCATCACTTTTCTAAAGCGAAGGTTGTTGGATTTACTGCAACACCCGTAAGAATAAATGGCGGTGGTCTGGGTGATATAAATGACACATTAATCGAAAAAGTTAATGTTAAGTGGTTAATAGAAAATCAGTTTTTAGCATCTTACAAATACTATGCTCCTGAAATTGTTCAAACAGAAACATTAAACGTTAAACGAACTGGCGAGTTTGATATGACTAGTCTTGATGATCAATTCAATAAAAGAATGATTTGGGGGGACGTAATTAAACATTATCAAAAATTAGCTAACGGAGAGCAAGCAATTCTTTATGCTAGTTCGATATATCAAAGCGAAAAAATGGCAGCGAGTTTTAATGCAGTAGGTATTCCATCCGCACATATTGACGGTAAAACACCTAAACCCATTCGAGATGACATCATAAAACGGTTTCGAGAAGGAGAAATAAAGGTCCTTTGTAATCTTGACCTTATAGGCGAGGGTTTCGATGTTCCGGATTGCTCCACTGTCATAATGCTAAGACCTACACAATCATTATCGCTGTACATTCAACAATCGATGCGAGGCATGCGTTATAAAGAAGGTAAAACAGCTATCATCATTGACCACGTAGGGAATGTAAAACGTTTTGGTCTTCCAGATATGGAACGAACATGGTCACTAGCACCTCGCAAAGGAAGCAATGCAACAAAAGCAGAGGCACCCGTTAAAATATGCAAAGATTGTTTTATGACAGTTAGCCAGACAGCAAAAAAATGTGAACATTGTGGACATGAATTCAAGGTAGAAGTAAAAGCAATACAAATTGATGAGGGAGCAGAGCTACAAGAAATAACCGAAGCCGTTTTTAAAGTGAATTATAGTAGTCCAGCTGAATGTAAGAACATGAAAGAATTATATGAATATGCAAAAGAACACAATTATAAAACTGGATGGGCATTCCATCAAGGAAAAGCACGAGGTTTTATCAAATAAAAAAATGAAAGAAGGAATTTAAAAATGTTTAAAGTAGATCATAATGATGTTTTCACAAATGGAGTAGAAAATGGTACGTATGAGGTTGTTTTATATAATGCAAATGAAGACGCAACTAAAAATGGTGCGGAGTTCATTAATATTGATTTAATTATTCGCAACGATGTAAATCAAAAATTTCAAAATGCGCATATTTTTCACAGAGTATGGAAAGCAAAAGCAACAAATGAATATAGTCAAACGGCATTAAATACAATTGCGAAAGCTATCCAACTCCCAAATGGAAAAGACTATAACACAGTAAATGAACTGCTACAAGACTTGTTGACTAAAACCTGCCAAGTTACAGTGAAAAACGAAGAATCTGAATATAATGGGCAAATTTATAAAAATCTAAATGTAAAAGCATGGGCTGAAAGCAAAATTACTGGACCTCTACAACATGTGTTTAAAAAGAAAGAAAACGAACCAACACCAGTAGTAATAAGTGAAAACGATCTACCGTTCTAAACAATGAGAGGAGCGCACAAACGTGTACGAACAAATTCCAGACGAATTAAAAAAATTAAAACAATGGTGCGCTTTTCAACTGGTTTGGGATGAAGAGCGCGGCAAAAATAAAAAGATACCAATGAACGCAAATACTGGAGCATATGGCAATAGTGTAGACGAGCGAACTTGGGCAGATTTTGAAACTGCCCTTGCTTCACTCGAAAAGTATCAATTCGATGGGTTAGGATTTTACTTCAAGGCGCCGTATTTTGGCGTGGATATAGACGACATAAAAGACGATATTCAAGATTATTTATATGGAAATACTGAAAATATTGCTGGTGAGTTTATTCAAACGTTAGCTAGCTACACTGAGTACAGTGTGAGTGGGACAGGTATTCATATTATTGCAAAGGGCGATTTCCCGGAAGGTGGTCGGCGCAAAGGTAATATTGAAATGTACCCGGACGGTCGGTTTTTCGTTATGACTGGTCAAGTAATTGATAACTACAGACAAGTCAATGAAGCGACATCAGCAATACAATATTTGCATACGAAATATATTGGGACTAATGAAGTAAGACAGACAAATAACCTTCGTTCAACTGTTGATTTACCTGTAAGTGATATTATTTACCGCGCAGAGCAAAGCAAACAGGGTTCGCAGTTTAAAACTCTCTTTGATGGTTTGTGGGATGGACTATATCCTTCGCAGTCCGAAGCAGACTTAGCTTTTACAAATATGCTGGCATTTTGGACAGGATGTAATGCAGAAAAAATGGATGAAATTTTCCGTTCAAGTGGATTGTATCGACAAAAATGGGATCAAAAACGCGGAGCGCAATTATATGGAGAAATGGTTATAAACAAAGCTATCACCAACACATCTGAAATTTATCAGCCCGGAAGCAATTTAGAAGGATATTCTATTTCTATTAAAAAACAGAATAATACAGCGCGTAAAGTTTATGGTTTAGATGATACTGGAAATGCAGAACGTTTTCGGGATAAATTTCATGATATTGTCCGTTTTTCATACATTAACAAAGGTTTTTATTACTATGATTCCAAAGTTTGGAAATATGATAACGTTGGAGCCGTAAAAACGCTTGTCGATGATGTAATTAAAGATATGAAAAGCGAATTTGCCTACATGGATATTGAATCAGATGCAGAAAAAGCATTTATGAAGCACTTGAAAGCAACTAGAAGCAATAAAGGGAAAACAAATATGTTGAAAGAAGCACAACATTTAATGCCTGTTTTGCCCGATGAATTTGACAGATACAAATATTTTTTAAACACACAAAATGGATATATCAATTTACAAAACGGTGAGCTTATCAATCACGATAGACAAAAAATGTTTACTAAGATTAGCAATATTGAATATACAGACAAGATTGACGCTCCTTTATGGCAAGAGTTCTTAAATGATATTTTTGCAGGCGATAAAGAGTTAATCACTTATATTCAAAAAGCTGTTGGATACTCACTTTCAGGCTCCACATCTGAACAAGTTATGTTTATCCTTTTTGGAAATGGTCGAAATGGTAAGTCCGTTTTCTTAGATATCATCAATGATATTTTTGGTTCTTATGCAACGAATATTCAACCGCAAACAATCATGGTGAAGCAACAATCCAGTAATGCAAATAGCGATATTGCTCGTTTGCATGGTGCCAGATTTGTTACAACGACTGAACCAAACGAAGGTGTGCGTTTAGACGAAGGACTAGTAAAACAGCTTACTGGGGGAGATAAGGTTACAGCACGACATCTTTATAAAGATGAATTTGAATTCACGCCAGAGTTCAAAATTTGGATGGCAACTAATCACAAACCGATTATTCGAGGTAGAGACGATGGGATATGGCGCAGATTACATTTAGTTCCATTTACTGTGAAAATACCCGACGCAAAGGTCGACAAGCAGTTAAAATATAAACTTCGTCGAGAATTAACAGGTATTTTAAATTGGGCAGTAGAAGGGTTCCTTAAATGGCAAAGGGAAGGCTTAGGAATGCCAAAAGCAGTTGAAAATGCAAGTTCTGAATACAAATCGGAAATGGATGTTATAACTGCATTTATTGAAGATTGTTGTGATGTTAGAGAAGGTGAGAAAGTGAATGCTAAAAAAATGTATGAAACATATCGAGATTGGGCAAAAGAAAATGGTCAATATTTGATGAGTAGTACAAAATTTGGTAAAGAAATTGGAATGAAGTTTACTAAGAAAAAAACGAAAGCTGCAAATGTGTATGAAGGAATAACACTAAATAATGATTACTATAATTTGAACCTAAATTTCTAAGAAGGTGGAGGGTTTGCTTCAACTATCCACCCTGCTTTAACCTTAGAGCCGCAATTGTTTTAACGATATAATATCTTGCAAGGTGGATAGTTTGGGTGTTTTTTCATAAACCTTCTACTTTTTTACTCCTAGTAATACTTTTCCTATTTTACTACTAACTATCCACCTTTTAAGAAAGAAATAGTTATAAAGATAGTGATACCAACGGATTTAGAAGGTGGAGGGTTTGCTTCAACTATCCACCAACTATCCACCTTTTTATCATTTTTGACAAAGGAGTGATCTAATGACAGCAGAAATGAATATACAAAACTCTATACGCTTAGCCTTAGCAAAAAAAGGACATTATGTTTTCAGAGCCAATGTGGGAAAAATTAGAATGCCGAATGGACGTATTTTTGACACAGGTTTGCCAAAGGGTTTTCCAGATTTATTCGGTTTTCGTGGGACGGATGGAAAAATGTTCTTTATTGAAGTGAAAAATGAAATCGGGAAGTTAAGGCAAGAGCAGAGAAACTTTCAACAAGCAATGGAAGTAACACCTGCCATATGTGGAGTAGCTAGGAGTATAGAGGAAGCATTGCAGATTGTGGAGGGATTAAAATGAAAAGATTTCTTGTTATATGTGGAAATCAAGCAGAAACTAAATATGAATTTGAAGAATTTATACAAAGCAAAGAAAGATATGTTACAAGTGTAAATAATAATGAATTTATTGTTGAATTAGGAAATGAGAAATATATATTTACAGACCTTGGTAATTTAAAAAGTTTCTCAAAATTGAAATTTAATGGTTTTGCAATTGGAAAACTATTATCTAGGAGACATAGTCCTGGAAAAATTGAAATGTTGTTGGATATTTGGAGGGGATAGTTTTGTTTAACTCCTTACGAAAATTTCTGAACAAATGGAAATATAATCAAGGGATTTATGAAGAACGCACGGGCATTGAAGATTTAAAAAAAGCGCAGTTTTATTTGAATGATTTAATTGAATGGATGGAGAGTGATTAAATGTCAAAACGATTACGACAAGCGCATTATAAATTAATTGAAGATGAACTTCGTTACTATCATTCTACAAAAAAAGAAATACTAGAAAAACGTGCAAACATTGTCGTGGGATCTATACATCAAGAATTCAAAGATGAGAACCAAGGCGGTGGTTCTTCTGGTCAGATATCAAATGAAGTGGAACAACGTGTGATGTTATTACAAATGGATAGGGAAATACAAAGGATGTCTGATACTGTGAGAGCAATTGAAACAGTATTGAATACTTTGTCTGATGAAGATAAACAACTTGTACAATTCAGATATTGGGATAGGAGTAGACCAACATGGTTATGGATTGCATGTAAGTTGAATATTAGTGAAAGCACAGCAAAAAGAAAACGGAAAGAGATTATTTATAAAATTGCTGAAAGACTAGGATATTAAAAAGTTGACCCGTTTATGACCCGTTTGACATGTTTTTCCGTGCTAATATTATAGAGTAGAGAAGTGAAGATGATTACAAATAAAATAATATATTAAGTCTGCACTTCACTTCTCATCTATAATCACATGATGATATAGCAGTTTAAAAAACGTGTTAATGATTCAGCCTGTTAATATTTGAACTGGAGGTTTTTACTTGGTATAGTAAAAGTAAAAAGGATGGCATCTTATGAATGAAAAGCTTTTAATGAATCAGAGTGATGTTCAAAAAGTAACTTTTAATATTTCAGGGGATTATTTATCAAAAAAAGATGGGTACAATTTATATTATTTGAGTGAATCGTTGAGTTTATTTAATGAGATTGTTGAGAAAACATACTTGTTAGTCGAAAATCGACAACATATGACTGAAAAGGACCGCGAGAATGTATATGTGACTATTCATGATATTCGTGAGGGATCATTTGAAACGGATTTAATCATTCACATTCGTGATGCTACAGTTGCGTTACTTCCTCTGGTTAGTTCTTTAGATTCGAAAACAGTTTGGAAAATGATTAATGAAGCTTATAAATATTTAAAAGCAGTACTAACGGCGAAAAAAGAAGGTGAGAGAGTGTATATTTCAAACAGTGACTCTAATGAGAATGTTAGTATAGTTCATAGTGGCAGCGGAGATGTTATTGTAAATATCCATCCTGATAGTATAAGACTTGCTGAAAAGATCTCTCCTCAAATTGCTAAAATGTCTAATCTTGTTACTGATGATAACTCGGTAACTAATTTATATATAACAGATACTTCGGGAATAGATAAGATAAGCTTTGATGAAAAAGATAAAGAATTATTTAAAAAGTCTACTACGTGGGATAATCAGACTATAACATTTGATGGAACTATTATTACTGCAAACGGAATGACTGTTAGTGGCAAAATTAGAATAGAAGAAGATACAACATTTTTACCTAAAGGGGAATATCTTTACGAATTTATGGAAAAAGATTGTATAGAGGATATAAGGAAATCTTTAATGCTTAAACGAGAAATTGTTGCTATACGAAAAGTGCAATTTGATCCTATTTATTTAAAAGAAAAAGTTGAAAAGCTAAAGATTATTTCAGTAAACTAGCTATTCCAATACTCGTGGCGAAATAGGTAACCGCATCAGTAATGTTCTACAAGAAGTCATGCACACTCGTTATAGACTCTAGCATCTGGCGTGTGTGTAAATAGAAACTACGCTAGTAAACTGTTGACTTCCTGCAAGGTGCAAATCCTTGCCGAGTATATTAATGACAATGCCTTCTCTCTATTTAATAGCAGATACATAGAACAATGAAGTCTAGTACATTGCGTGCTGGGCTTTTTAAATGATTGAGGTGATAGTGATGAAATCATTGGCAAGCGGCTCTACAAATAATAGACAAGACTATTTAAGCATTCGTATACCAAACAAAGGTGATGTTCCTATTATAGAGTATGAAGGTGATGACTACGGACAATTGCCATATCAAGGATTAGAATCGCTTAGGTTGTTATGGGTAACAGATTCAAACCTTGAAACTAAGCCAACCGAAAGATTAAGCTTAGACATTGTATATATTGATGTAGAAAATGAAGGTTCAAGACTATGTATAAATGTTGGAGATTCATTATCTACTGAAAGTAACCTGGCTAAGATTGCAGAAATGAATAGTGAAGAGACTAGATACTAATGCTAACACAAGCAGAACGTCATACATTTTATAAGTCAAAGGCATGGGTAAGCATACGTAAAGAAGTATTAAAGCGTGATAACTATGAATGTCAAGAGTGTAAGAGGCAAGGCAAGGTGTTTACTGATTATCATGACCCAGACAAGCACAAAAGACTCGATGTGGACCATATCAAGGATTTAGAACATCATCCTGAACTAGCGCTTGATATAGATAATCTCACTACTCTGTGTGTAAAGTGTCATAACAAAAAACATAATCGCTTTCAATTTAGAAGGAAAATAAATAAATGGGTGAATGATGAACGATGGTGACACCCCCCGGGTCAAAGGTTTGCTCTTTAATTTGGCTCTGGGGAACGGTGTGGGGGTCTTCTCCGCAGAAATATTAAAAAGTCTCATGAAGGAGGGAGGGTTAAAAGTGGAATATAACATAAAGAAATTGGAAAAAGAATTGTTATCAAATATTGATACTACTAGTCAGAAAGAACTTGAAAAAGTTAATCGTTATATTAATTTAATACGTATATATTACGAGTTAGACAACAGTATTGAAATTGATGGTGCTGTTGTTGTTACCGAAAACGGCTCGCAAAAATTCACGAAAACTAATCCAGCAATACAAGAAAAAAATCGAATCAACACTTCATTATTATCTATTGAACGGTCTTTTATATTCAAAGGCGAAAATGATAATCAAGATGGTAGTGACTTGATATGATATCAAATAAACACGTTGATAACTATATACAGTCGTATAAAAGTGGAAAAATACTACTCAATAAAGAGCGAATCGATCTAATAAATTACTTGCAAGAACATGTTCTTAGTAGAGATGATATATATTTTGATGAGACGCAGATAGAAAATTATATTGCTTTTAGTGAAAAATGGTACTTCCCTTTGGACAACTGGGAAAAGTTTATTGCACCATTTATTTTTTTATATTTTAAAGAAGACGATGAACTTTTTTATGAAGAGTTCTTTATAACCCTTGGTCGCGGTGGTGGTAAGAACGGGTTTATAAGTACATTATCAAATTATTTTATAAGTCCGCTACATGGGATTAACAATTACGATGTTTCGGTAGTAGCGAATTCTGAAGACCAAGCGAAAGTTAGTTTTAAAGAAGTATTTAATACAATAGACGGAAATCCTAAATTGGAAGGCAGCTTTGACGCGTGGAAAGCACAGATTATTGGCAAAGGAACCAACAGTGTTTTTAAATTTCAAACGTCAAATGCAAAAACTAAAGATGGTGGTCGTGAAGGCTGTGTTATTTATGATGAAACACATGAATATGAAGATAGACAAATAATTGATGTATTCTCTGGAGGACTTGGCAAAGTCGCAAATCCCAGAGAATTTTTTATTGGAACTAATGGATTTGTGAGAGCGGGGTTTTATGACAAGTTGGAAGAACGTAGCAAAGCAATTCTAAGTGGAGAAAATCTTAACGATCGCATGTTTCCTTTTATTTGTAAGCTAGATGATCCAGAGGAAGTTAAGAATGAAGCTATGTGGGAAAAAGCAAATCCTGCTTTTGAAAAGCCTTTAAGTCCTCGTTCTAAACGCTTACTAAATAAAGTTAGAAAACAATATGAGGCATTAACAAATAATCCTAGCGGTAGAGAAGCGTTCATGACTAAGCGAATGAACCTTCCAGAAGTAGATTTGGAAAAGGTAGTAGCCCCTTGGAAAGACATTCTCGCAACTAACCGGGAAATGCCAGAACTGCAAAACCGAGCTTGTATTGGTGCATTTGACTATGCAAGTGTTAAGGACTTCGCGGCTGTTGGATTGCTGTTTCGTGCAGGTGACGATTACATTTGGAAAACCCATTCTTTTGCTAGAAAAGGATATTTGGATATCGCAAACCTTAAACCACCCATCAAAGAATGGGAAAAACAGGGATTATTGACCATTGTAGATGAACCTACGATCAACCCTCGTCACGTGGTCAATTGGTTTGTTGAAATGCGGGAAACATACGGTATTCAAAAAGTAATCGGAGATAATTTCCGAATGGATCTCATGCGTCCGCTGTTTGAAGCAGAAGGATTTGAACTGGAGATAATTAGAAATCCACGTGCAGCTCATAGTTTGCTCGCTCCGCGAATTGAAACACTATTCGCTAATCACCGTATTGTATTTGGAGATAATCCGTTAATGCGATGGTATACAAATAATGTTGCAGTGAAAATCAAACCGGATGGAAATAAAGAGTATCTTAAAAAAGACGAGCATAGACGTAAAACTGATGGATTTCAGGCTTTTGTCCATGCTCTTTGGCGTGCGGATGAAATAGAAGATATTGATGTAGAAGAGGTATTGAACATGCTTAACGCGATTGCGTTTTAAGCTGAATAACTATAGACCTAAATGTTTGGATATGGTGGAAAGTGCATACTTTCCTGCTAGTTCTGCAGTTACTAACAGCGAAGCAGAAGCAACTTTGTCAGCTATTTGTTTTACTTTTTTCCATGATTCGTTGTCTCTGATATTATCTAAAAATAGATGACCTTGCCAGGTAATGGATTCTATTGAAACATCGTATTTAGAACCCGACTGTATGAAAGTTCTAGTTGTTAAGAAACCAGCTTCGCTTAACTTTTCTATACAGTAGTTTACGTCATCTGAACCAAATTGCTTGTGTGCATTAAAGTCTAACAATTGATTATAGGCTAAATATCCACCATAAGGCATTCTTTCTTCTATATCTAGCATAACTTGACGAACGCAGTCTTGATTTAAACGCAATATAATCACCTCCCTATTTTAAGGTGATTATAGCACAAGGAGGTGATAAATTGGGACTCTTTACAGAACTGTTTAAAAGAAACAAAGAAATTGAGTGGATGTGGGATTTAGACTTTTTAGAGGACAAAACTACAAAAGTATATTTAAAGAAAATGGCTTTAAATACATGTGTAAAACATATCGCGAGAACCATTGCAAAATCTGATTTTAGGTTAAAAAATGGAGAAATTAGTGTGCGGGATAAATTGTATTATAAGTTAAACATTCGTCCAAATACAGATATGAGTTCAAGCTCTTTCTGGGAGAAAGTGATTTATAAGCTAATTTATGATAATGAGTGTTTAATTGTCCTTTCAGATACAGACGATTTTTTAATTGCTGATAGTTATGTGAGAAACGAGTTTGCGTTATTTCCAGACATTTTTGAAGAAGTTACAGTGAAAAATTATTGTTACGAGCGAAAGTTCAGCATGGATGATGTTATTTTCTTAGAATATGGAAATGAACGATTGTCGGCATTCACGGATGGGATGTTCGAGGATTATGGAGAGTTGTTTGGAAAAATGATTCGCGCACAAATGCGCAACTTTCAAATTCGTGGAGCTGTCAACTTCAAAATGGCAGGCGTTGCAGATAAAGATAAACAAATAAAGCTACAAGAATACATTGACAAAGTCTACGCCTCGTTTAGCAACAACGAAATTGCGATTGTTCCTCAATTGGAAGGCTTCAATTATGAAGAATTTGGAACAACAAGCGTGAATAATAGTCAAAGTTTTGATGAAGTTAAAAAGTTACGTAAAGAAATGATTGATTATGTGGCAAGTATTCTCGGCATTCCTTCTTCTTTATTGCATGGTGACATGGCAGACTTGAGTAACAATATGAAAGCTTATATGGAATATTGTATTGATCCACTCACTAAAAAACTAGAAGACGAATTAAACGCTAAATTATTTACTTCTAGCGAGTTTTTAGCAGGTGAACATATCAAAATCATACACAAAAAAGACATTATAGAAAATGCAGAAGCTGTAGATAAGTTGGTTGCTTCTGGTTCATTTAATCGTAATGAAGTTCGAGAATTATTGGGCGCTGAACGAGTAGATAATCCGGAATTAGATAAATATTTAATTACTAAAAACTATCAGTCAGCTGATGAAGGAGGTGAGAATGAATGACGAAAATTGAAGTCAAAGGTCCTATTATTGGAAATGATGACAAATGGATTTATGATTGGCTGGATATGGAAGCTACGTGTGCAAATGATATCAATGAAGCCTTGGTAAATGCGTCAGGTGAAGTTGAAGTTTGGATAAATAGCAATGGTGGAGATGTGTTTGCTGGTAGTGAAATTTATACAGCATTAAAATCATACAATGGCAATGTAGTTGTAAAAATTGTTGGAATGGCGGCAAGTGCAGCATCTGTAATTGCGATGGGTGGAAATGAAGTATTAATTTCTCCAACTGGTCAAATGATGATTCACAATGTTCAATATGGTGGGAGAGGTGATTATAGAGAGTTAAAAAAAGCCTCTGAAATTGCTCAAAATGCTAATATATCCATTGCTAATGCTTATCAGCTGAAAACGGGAAAAACATTAGAAGAACTGTTAAATATGATGGGGGAAGAAACATGGCTAAATTCTCAACAGGCTGTAGAGCTAGGATTAGCAGATGGTGTGATGTTTCAAGAAAATAGCGAAACGCCAAAATTAGTAGCAAGTACAGGCGGCATGTTACCACAAGCTACATTAGATAAAGTTAGGGGACTGAAAGATACTAATGGTAAACAATCAATTTTAGAAGTATCTTTATCAGCGGAACAAATTCAAAGCATTGTAGAAGATGCAATTGCAAAATTAAAAAATGAAGTGATACTTGATGGGAAAACTTTGGATCAACATATCACTGAACAGGAAAAGAAACCAGAAGAGCCAGAAATGAATGGGCTAAAACGGTTTCTTTTTTAATACCCAAAAATAGGAGGAAATAAATTATGACTATCAAATTAAAAAACAACCTTGTAAATTACGAGGAAAAACGAACAGCTTTTGTCAATGCTGTTAAAAACGAAGAGACACAAGAAATTCAAAACAAGGCTTATGTGGAAATGGTAGATGCGATGGCTGCTGATATTATGGACCAAGCAAAAAAAGAAGCACGTCAAGAGGCAGACCAGTATATTTCAGCTAGCCGAACAGACAAAAATATCACGAATGAAGAAATTAAATTCTTCAATGATATTAATAAAGAAGTTGGTTACAAAGAAGAAACATTGCTACCACAAACAGTCGTGGATGAAATTTTTGAAGATCTAACAACTGAACATCCTTTCCTTGCATCTATTGGAATGCGTACAACCGGTTTACGTACTAAGTTCTTAAAATCCGAAACTAGTGGTCTTGCTGTATGGGGCAAAATCTTTGGTGAAATCAAAGGACAATTGGATGCTACATTCAGTGAAGAAGAATCTATTCAGAATAAATTAACCGCTTTTGTAGTAGTTCCGAAAGACCTTGAAAATTTTGGACCTGTATGGGTGAAACGTTTTGTAGTTACTCAAATTGAAGAAGCGTTCGCAGTAGCGTTAGAAAGCGCGTTTATTATTGGTGATGGTAAAGATAAGCCTGTTGGTCTAACTCGCAAAGTTGGAAAAGGCACTAACGTAGTAGATGGTGTATATCCAGAAAAAGTTGCATCTGGAACACTGACATTTGCTAGCTCTAAGGTAACTGTTAATGAATTAACAGATGTATATAAATATCATTCCGTAAAAGAAAATGGCAAGCCGCTAAATGTAGCTGGTGAAGTTACGTTACTAGTCAATCCTACAGATGCTTGGGACGTTAAAAAACAGTACACAAGCTTAAATGCAAACGGAGTGTATGTGACTGCCTTGCCTTACAATTTAAATATCATTGAATCATTATTCGTTCCAGAAAAGAAAGCTATTTCTTATGTAGCAAAACGTTATGATGCACTTATTGGTGGAGCCTTGAATATTTCTACTTTTGACCAAACGCTTGCATTTGAAGATCTTAACTTATATGCTGCAAAACAATTTGCGTATGGTAAAGCTAAAGACGAAAAAGCTGCCGCTGTATGGACATTAAATATCAAACCAACAGATCAAACTCCGGAAGGGTGATTGTAAATGGCTAAATTTGAAGTATTAAAGAAATTCAAAGACAAAGAAACAAAAGAAGTATATGAAAAAGGAACTGAAATTGAATTGACTGTAAAACGTGCAGGTGAGGTCGCTGACAATTTGGGAGCTTCTTTTTTAAAACGATTAGATGAACCAAAAAAAGATAAAAAAAAGTAGGTGCTGTACATGGAAGTATCAGATGACCTTCTTAAAAAATTTAAAGAACGTATGCATATTTCTCACAATAGCGAAGATAGCAATTTAAAAGAGTTGCTATCTTTTTCTATTGCTGATTTACAAGAAAAATGCGGGCTGTTTAATGTAGATGAACACTTTAGGGCAAGAGAATTGGTCATTGAGCGTACTAGATACGCGTATAATGATTCGATAGAATTCTTTAATGAAAACTTTCAATCACAAATAACTAGCTTAGGCTTCTCTCTCTATTTAGTTGAAAGTGGTGAATCTGATGAAGTTTCAGTTTAAACCTCAAAAAGTTCAGAGTGGCGATTTACGCACTCCGGTTGTTTTTTTTGAATATCAGCCGGTAAATGGTCCTGAACCAGGTGAAATAGAAAAAGTAATTCTATTCGAATGTTTTGCAGAAGTTTATAAACCATCCATGAAAGATTTAGAAATTTTGCATGGCACGGGAACAAAAGAAGCTGTCACAATTAATATTCGAGATACTAAAGGTGAGTATACAGTTAGTAACAAACATTATGTAGAAATATTAGATTATCGCTATTTAGACAAAAGATTTAATGTGATTGATGTTAGCCCAGACTTGCAAAGTAATAGCTTTGTAAATGTGCTTCTGGGGGTTCAAACATGAGTGTAGAAGTTACTGGAGTAGAAGAGTTGGAAAGACAGTTAGTTAATTTATTTGGACGAGAAAACTTGCCACAATTAGTAGACCCTGCTCTAATTGCAGGCGCAGCCCTTGTTGCAAAAACGCTTAAAAGTGAATTTGTTCAATTTAAAGACACAGGTGCATCGATTGATGAGATTAATATAGAAAAACCTTCGTATGACAAAGGGGTAAGAAGTATAAAGATTGACTGGAAAGGTCCTAAAGACAGGTACAAAATAATTCATCTCAACGAATATGGTTATACAAGGAATGGTAAAAAAATCACACCATCAGGAACAGGTAGTATTGCGAGATCACTAAGAATATCTGAAAGAGCTTATAGGGCAATTGTACAGAAGAAAATAGGTGATAAATTATGATTGATATTTTGAACATCATATATACGACATTAAGTAAAAACGATATCATTCACACTACTTGCGAAGAGAGAATAAAATATTATGATTTTCCAAGCACGGGTGATTCTAACAAAACTTTCTTATTAATCATTCCTTTAGATGTTCCAGTACCAACAAATTTTTCTAGTAACGAGGCTATGTGGGAAGATTTTTTAGTACAAATCGATGTACAATCTGACAATAGATTAATTGTTAAACAAATACAAGAAGAAGTTAGAAAAGAAATGAAACGAATAGGTTTTGGGCAACTCGCTGGTGGATTAGATGAATATTTTCCAGAAACAGGTCGATTTGTAGATGCACGAAAATATAGTGGATTGCCATATAAGCTATATCAATAAAAATAATAGGAGTGAAATAAATGATTACAACGATCGGATTTGAAAAAGCGACTTTCGGTATTTTTGATGAAAAAGACGAAAAAGTAACAAAAAAAGTAGAAGTAAATGGTAAGAATAAAAAAGGTGGTACGGTCGAAGCGGATATTTCTGGTCTTGATGCAGAGGCTATTAAAGTTTTTGCATCCAATGGTCCGTACTACATTTCCAAAAAAGGTTCTGGTGATGTTAAGCAAACGATTAGTATTATGGAACTACCTTTCGAATTAGGACAAGAGTTATTAGGTCGTCAAAAGAACGCAGATGGTATTGTAACTGTTGGGAAAAACACTAATCCACCATACGCTTCATGCGTGATGGAAAGTGAAACATTGCGAGGGGAACCGGTATTCTTTGCTTTACTAAAAGGGAAATATGGACAAGATGACGTTAAATTAAACACATCTGAGGATAAACCAAAGGAACCAGAAGCAACTAGTCTCACTGGCGAATTTGTTTATAATGACGCTGGGGACGTTTTTGCTATGGCTGTGGGCGAAGAATTCCGAGATAAAATTAATAAAATGGCTTTTCCTGGCTTTGTTGAAACACCAGCAGTACCCGAAGGATAAAATATTTTAAGAGTAGGTGAACTCCTACTCTTTTTTTATTGACAAAAATTATAAAAAAGGTGGAGAAAACATGATTAAATTAGAAATTTTTAACAAAGAAACAGAAAAGAAAGAGCTTTATGAGAGAGGAGATACCTCTGTAATTGAATTAGAAGACTACTGGAAAATGCAAGAAAAAATTAGAGAATACATTAACACTTCTGATAATCCTAAAAAAACGATGATTCTAGAAATGCAGTTAAAATTCATAGTTAAATTATTTAACGATAAGAATTTGAGCGTAGATTTTCTTAAAAAAAATATTCCTTCCAAAAAATTAAACGATACTTTGGTGTCTGTCTTTCGAGAAATTTCACCAGAAGAATATGATGTTGAAGATGACGAAGGCGAAGAAGCAAAGTAATAACGCTTACCGAGTTTTTGTCCGATCTCGATGCAATTAGGCGTTACTGCATGAAAGAGTATGGCTGGACAATTCGAGAAACGGACGATCAAGAATACAAAAAGTTATGTCGTCTGATAATCGAAAAAGAAGAAGCAAAATCAGAAAATAACAAAGTTTCACTTGTTGACTTTGTATCACAATATCAAGATGTCAATCGAGGAAGGGGGTAAATAATGAATAAACTTCAAGGATTGTCGATTAACCTAGACCTAGATGCTACTAGAGTGGACGAGGGAATGAAAGGGTTGAAAAGGACCCTCGGTTCTGTGAATAGCGAAATGAAAGCAAATCTTTCGGCATTTGGCAAAGGAGAAAAAACCTTATCTCGATATGAAACAGAACTGGATGGACTTAATAAAAAGTTATCTGTTCAGAGCAAAATGGTTTCTCAAACTAAAAACGATTTTAAAGATTTAGAAAAACGAAATGCTTCTTTAAATGGAGAGTTGAAAGAGTCTAATAAATCGTTGACTGAGTCAAAAAAACGTTTTGAACAGCTTTCTAAATCTGGTAATGCAACTGAAAAAGAATTAAAAGAAGCGGAAAAAGAAGTCAACTCAAATCAAAAAGCGTATAACAAACTTAACAAAGAACTACAACAAATGCCAAAAGCTTTATCAGCTGGACAAAAAGCAGTAAACAATGAAGTTGCAAATTACAATAATTTGCAAAGAAAGATTGATACTACGACAGAATCTTATAAGAAATTCAAGAGAGAGCAAGCTGTTAAAAGTTCACCGTGGGGGACGGTGACTCAAGATTTAGACAAGTATCAAAAAAAGTTAAATGAAACAGGTGATAAGCTTGTCGCCTTCGGGAAAAAAGGAAGTTTGTATATGGCTCCAGTTGCGCTTGGTTTAGGTTTTGCTACCAAAAAAGCGGCTGATTTTGAACAACAAATGTCGAATACTCTTTCTGTTATGTCCCCTGGCGAGGTAAATCAATATAAAGATGCATTGAGAGAACTAGCTATTCAACAAGGTGCAGATACGAAATACTCCGCCTTAGAAGCCGCACAGGCGCAAGAAGAACTTTTAAAGGCAGGTCTTTCAGTAAAAGATGTTATCAATGGCGGGCTTTCAGGTGCGCTTTCATTAGCAACAGCGGGTGAGTTAGATTTAGCTTCAGCGGCAGAAATCGCGGCTACAGTTTTAAACGCATTTAAGGATGATAATTTAAGCGTGGCGGATGCGGCAAACATTCTAGCTGGTGCGGCAAATGCTTCTGCCACTGGTGTAGAAGAAATGAAGATGTCTTTACAACAAGTTTCTGCTGTTGCGAGTGGCGTTGGTCTGTCATTTGATGATACATCTACAATGTTAGCAGTATTCGCACAAAATGGTTTAAAAGGTTCCGATGCGGGGACCTCTCTCAAAACTATGCTACAAAGATTACACCCTACAACAAAGGCAGCATGGGAACAATTTGATGCTCTAGGTTTAAGCATTGTGGACAACGAAACTGCCATGAAAGTATTGCAAGAAAATGGTGTAAAACCACTTTCTAACGATACAGATAAATTAATGGGACAAATTCAAGATTTAGCTAAAAGTTTAGCAGGTCCAAAGGCAAGCGCTTCTAAAGTTAACAAGGAATTTGAAGAATTAACAGTTGCTACTGGAGCGGTTCACTCCGCGTTTTACGATACAAACGGGGAATTGAAATCAGCAGAAGAAATATCTGGTTTATTGCAAAGTAGCCTAAAAGACTTAAATTCTGAACAGCGTAGTGCGGCGCTAGGTGCTATGTTTGGCTCCGATGCAGTTCGTGCTGGGAATATTGCTTATCGTGAAGGCGCAGAAGGAATAAAAAAAATGCGCACTGAAATGGGTAAAGTAACTGCAGACGATGTAGCTAAAATGAAAATGGATAATCTAAAAGGTACTATTGAAGAAATTTCTGGTGCAATTGAAACCTTTGCAATAAGCATAGGAACATCATTGACACCGGTATTACGTAGTCTAGGAAAGTATATTCAACAAGCAGCTGATTGGTTTAATGGATTGAATGATAGTACTAAAACGGTTATCTCCACAGCAGGTGTAGTTGCGGTAGCGATTCCGGTGGCTGGACTAGCATTTGGATTTATTGCAAAAGGAGCGGCAGCTGCTATCTCACCTGTAAAGAAACTAACAGCCGCGTTAGCAGAAAACTCGGTCGCTGCCGGAACTAATGCTGCGACTACGCAACTTGCTGGAAATGCTTTGCCAGTCGGTGGAGGAAAAGGTTTCTTAGGTAAAGCTGGCTCATTTTTTAAAGGAAGCAAAGGAGCAAAAGCATTATCTACAGCTGATATGGCAGGCGATATTGCGAGTTATAGCAAATTCGGAAAAATCGGGGCTGGTTTGAAAGGCGTTGGAAAGGCATTACCTGGTCTAGGAATTGCATTATCTGCAACACAACTTATTGGTATTAATAAGAAAAATGCTGGCGATAAAGCTGGTAGCGCTGGTGGGAGCTTAGCTGGCGGGGCAGCAGGAGCCGCTATAGGAACAGCAATTGCTCCAGGAATTGGAACAGCTGTAGGTGCGGCAATTGGAGGTATTGCTGGTACTAAATTTGGGCAGGCGTTTGGTAAAAAAATACAGAAGGAAATACCTGAATATAAAGCTAAATTCGATTTAATTTGGGAGGCACTTTCATTCTCAGCAAAAGAACATCCTATTTTATTGAATCCGGTTAATCAAATTAACGATCAAATTAAAATGGCGAAAGCAGGATATGCGGCTATAAAAGATGTGTTTGCTAATCCTTTGAAAACGGATATTTCCGGAAAAGGTATTAGTAAAGATACAGCAAAAAATGTAAATTCTTATAAAACTATGTCTCAAAACGCAATCTCTGAATTGAAGTATTTAGAAATGTCTGGGGATGTAATCACTAAATCAACATCTGCTAAAATTAGCAAAAATTATAATGGGATGGTTGCACTAGTCGAGAAATCCTTTGAGAAGACTAAGAAAAGTACTGATAAGAATTTAAATACTTTGTCAAAGAATAGCATGTTATCAGAAGCAGACATAAAAGCGGTTAAAGAGAAGCAAGCAAAAATACAAAAATTGTCATTAGATGAAGTGAAGAAAAACAACGAACAAATTCAAAAGCTAAATGAAGATATGGCTACTAAAAATGCTGATATTACAAAGAAAGAGAAAGCAGACATAAAAGCAATTAACGCAAAAGCTGCAAAGGAAGGTAGAGTTTTAACTGCTTCGGAGGAACAGCAAATTACGAGCATCAAACGTAATGCTGCAAATCAACGTAAAACTAGTAATCAAATATATAGTAACCAAATTCAAGCAATATCTAAAAAACAAGAAACTGCTGTGGTTAGTTCTTTGAGTAAGTCTGCAAAAGAGCAAAAATTAATTTTAGGAAAACTGAAAGACAGTAGTGGGAAATTAAGTACAGAACAAGCTTCAAAAGTCGTAAAAGAATCTAAACGCGCCAAAGACGGTGCTGTGAAAGAAGCAAATAGTAAATACAAACAAGTTGTCGCTGCTGCTGATAAAGAATACTATGTAAACGGAACTATTACTAAGAAACAACATGATGATATTGTAAGAAAAGCTAAGAGCCAAAAGAATAAAACAATTAGTGAAGCGAAAAAAACGCACACGGGTGTTGTTGACCAAGCAAAAAAACAAGCGTCAGGTCATTTGAAACAGGTTGATTGGGAAACGGGTCAGTCGCTGTCAAAATGGGATAATTTCAAAGCAGGTTTGGCTAGTGTAATCAACTCTGTGACAGGGGGAATAAATAAAGTATTAAAGTTTTTTAGTTTACCTACTATTCCTGAATGGAAGCCTGCCGGTTACAACAATAATACTAAAACTTCGAAATCATCTAGCAAAAGAACATCATATGGTAGTAACTTAGCAATGGATTACACAGGTTCTAACAATGCATCCGGACAAATCATGGCTGGCGAAGAAGGATTTGAGATTGCATATAATAAACGCAAAGCACAAGCTCAGATTTTAGGTGCGAATGGTGCAGAAATAACGCATGTTGCGCCAGGTACTAAAATTTTGAATCATGCAGATTCGAAAAAAGTCATGCAAGGTGGTCTTGGTAAAACATTACCTGGATTTGCAAGTGGCAATTCAACGATCAATGATTTCTTGAGTGACGCTTGGGATGGGACAAAAGCGGTAGCTGGAAAAGTAGTTGATTTTTCTAAAAAAGCTTTTGACTGGGCAGCGCATCCTATCAAAAATTTAAATAAACTTTTTGGTGGCTTGTCTGTTGGCGTTAAAATGGGTAACGATGGTAATTTAGGTTCTGACATGCTGAACTATTTAAAAAACAGTATAGGCGCACCTTTGGAGAAAATGCTGTCTGGTTTTAAAGAAACTGCGCCAGTGGCAGGACCGGCTGGGAAAGGTGCTTCGGCGTGGTCTAGTGTTATTAAGAAAGCGGCTCTAGCCATGAAAGTGGATTTGTCCGGTAGTGAATTAAAAGGCATTATTGCACAAATTCATCGTGAATCTGGCGGGAATGAAAAAATAACTCAGTCATCTGCTGTTGTGGATGTTAATACATTATCAGGCAACCCTGCTAAAGGTTTGCTTCAATATATACCGCAGACTTTTAACGCATACAGAATGAAAGGTCATAATAATATTTTTTCTGGTTATGATCAGTTGCTGGCGTTCTTCAATAACTCATCATGGAGAAACGACCTTCCCTACGGAAAACGAGGCTGGGGACCACGAGGGCATCGTAGATTTGCTAATGGTGGTTTTGTAAACAAAAATGAAATGATAGAAGTTGCTGAGAACAATAAGCCGGAAGTAGTCATACCGCTTACTCGGAAAAATCGAGCGATTCAATTAATCAAAAAAACAAAAGAAATCATTGGAATGAACGATGGAGGAAGTGTTGTTGTCAATAGTCCTGACAATTCTGACATGATTTTATTGCTTCAACAGCAGAATCAGATTTTAATGCAACTACTTCAAAAAAATAGTGACGTATACATGGACACAAATAAGGTCGGAAGTTTAGTGGAACCTGCAATTACAAAAATGCAGAACAATCGTATAAGTAGAAAAGACCGAGTTCAGGGGGTTAGAACGACGTGACTAAAATAGGATTTACGTATGCTGGAATCCATAGCAATGACATTCCAGCAGTTGTTAATAGTATCAAAAGAAATGCAATCAATATCACTGAGAATATCCAAGAAGTACCTGCCAAAATCGGTGGGTACTTTTTTGGTAATTCCGTTGGTACTAGAAGCTTTGACATTAATATTACGCTTATGGGGAAATCGGAAACTGAACGAGTAGAAATAGCACACAATCTTAATAACTTAATCATCCAAACTAATAGTTTTGAAAGCGAAATAATCTTTGATGATGAACCGGAATGGATTTATTACGGTCATTTTGCCCAAATGGCAGAGTTAACAGAATTACAGACAGATAATTATACAACAACCATTACATTTATATGTAGTGATCCTCGTGGATATGGAGAACAACAAGAAATTAGTTTACCAGAAAGCCCGGCTATAATCGAGGTGGCGGGTTCACAATCAACAAGTCCAATTATTCATGCGATAGCAACCGACGATTTAACTAGTCTATCATTTGCAACAGATGATGATTATATATTTCTAGGGGCTGATATTGACCCCGATACAGGACAAACAGCTGTGAAAATGTATGAGAACGTGTTGTCCGATAGAGCAAATGACATGACTTTATGGGATGGTATTGGGCAAAGTAATATTACTTGGGAGCTAGAAAATGGTAAGCCTGCGAAAACAAGTTCATTTAAACAAACTATAAACACCATTCGTGTAAATTCCTATGGTGAAAAAACAGAAACCGCGCCTTACAAATCATGGAGAGGTCCTGTAATGAAACGAATGTTGACGTCAGAATTAGACAATTGGAAAGTCACCGCTCGATTGGCAAATATTACTCAAAAATACCCACGCGCTAGAACAAAAATAGAATTGTATTTGTTAGACAAAGATAGCAAACGCATTGGTAAATTTATGATTAAAGATGCCCAAAATGGGAGAGCTATGAATTTGGGACTAGAGATTGGGAGAACAACGAAAGATAGATACCTTTTTGCTGCAACTGAGGGGAAAGTAGTTAAGAAAAAGAATACGAAAGTGGTTTATTCAAAAAAAGTACAACAAACAGTGAAGTATACAGAAAAAGGTAAAACAAAGACTAAGCAAGTTTGGAAAACAATAAACACAACGTATGAAGTCGGAAATAACTATAATGAATTTTCAGATGCGTACTTTAATCTATCTATTGAAAAGCGTGGACAGTTGTTTATTGCGGAAATAGTTAAATTGAACGATAAAGGTAGTCAAGCTTGGAAACGAACCTACAAATGGAAAGACTCAAATAACAAATTTGCTACTAAGTTAGCAGGCATCGGAATTTACATGGCCAAAATGGATATTCCAGAAGATTTTAATAATCAAACTTACAAAGACAATGATGTTGTTTTTTGCGACTTGGTTGTACAAAAAGTTAATCCAGAAGCAGATGTTAAAAATAATCCAGAGGTTATTATCCATAAAGGTGATGAGATTATGATTGATTGTGAAGCTGGGATCATAATGAAAAACGGTTCAGTGTTCATGGAAAATTTAGCAATTGGAAGTTCATTTCCTTCGTTTTTTGGTGGCTATCAAACTCCAGTGGCTTTCAGCGAAGGAGCGGAGTGGTCCATAGAATACAGACCGACGACATATTAGGAGAGGTATAGAATGTTAACAATTCTAAATAGACAAAGAACAACTGTAGGCGTGTTATCTAATGACATGCCTTTTTCGTGTCCTTTTTGGGATGATGAGAGAAATGAGAAGCTTGAAAACTTTGATGACACATACACTGTTACCATCCCCGCAGAACATGAAATGGCTGAACATATTCACGAAGGTAATTATATTTTGTTTGAAGACGAACAAGCTAAGTTACGATTATTTCGTATTTATGAATCTGAAAACGGGTTAAATATGCAAGGACGATACATCAAAGCAACAGCAGAAAATGCATTTATTTATGATTTAAATGCAACTATTATATCAAATAAATTACTGACTGATATAAGAGCTGATATGGCGCTTGAATATATTTTGCAACAGACAGGATGGTCAATTGGTAAGAGAGAATTTGTTGGACAAATACGTACTATTGAATTTGCAGACAATATAACGGCTCAAGCTGGATTACAACAAGTTATTGCAGAATATAAAGCAGAAATTGATGCTTACGTGGAGAGCTTTGGCGGTCAAATCATTAATTATAAATTTGATTTAGTTGAAGAGCGAGGCAACAATACTGCGAAACGATTTGAGTACGCAAGAGACATTCAAGGTCTTAAACGAATTACAACTGATAAAACGATGTACACTGCTCTTATCCCGGTTGGTAAAGACAGTTTAACAATTAAATCAGTGAATAATGGTTTAAATTATATTTATGATGATGAAGCGAACTGGCTGTATAACGATGGCAGAGAATATTTAAAAGGGGTCATAACAAAAGATACAATAACAAACGCGCAAGCTTTAAAAGATTGGGCGCTACTAGAGCTTGAAAAAGTTAATCATCCTTTATCCACATATGAGGTAGACGTGATATTACTAGCAGAGATGTTAGGATATGAGCCACACCAAGTCACACTTGGAGACACAGTGAGAGTAGTCGATTTGGATATGGATATAACTTTATCTGCAAGAATCATAGAAAAGACAACTTCTTTTAGTGATCCGTCTAAAAACAAGGTTGTTCTTGGTGATTATATCGAATTGGAAAACGTCACACCACTGGCTATTTGGGAACTTCAAGCGCAAATTGAAGAAGCTAAAAAACAAATAGAAGAAACGAAGACGTGGAAAGTAGAATTATTTAGCACTAGTGGTTCTACTTTTAAAAATAACGCTGGCACTACACAACTTATTGCAAGAGTTTACGATGGGAAAACAAACATAACGAATAGTATTGAGCGTGGTGATTTTATTTGGGAGAAGATAAACAACGACGGTACACACGACTTGGTTTGGGAAGACGCACAGATAGGCGTAGGTAATGTTGTTAATATCTCTGGAGAAGACGTTTTTATCAATGCCACTATTAGATGTTCGGTCAATCAAGGAAGTGAAGCTAGTATATTAATGATTAATGAAGAAGAAAGTTATATGTATGCTGAACTTCCACGCGAATTCCCTGCTGGGATAGAAGTAAATTTATCGGTTATGCAATGTGCGCAAATAGACGTGGAAAATGGTTATATATACTGGTCGCAAGAATATTATGGAAGTAAAAAAAGTAAAGTCGGTGGACAACAATCATACAATATTTATAGAACTACGCTTGATGGTACTTTCGTCGATATGATGTGGATTCTCGGCGGAGGACATGGGACTATGTTTGGCGTGGACACTTCGTCTGGTGAGGCGCACATCTGGTCTTATTATGTAACACCATTGCCCCAAGCAGAGAAGGCGATAGCAATGTTTAAATATGTCCCTTTGAAAGAACAGTTTTACGATGAGTCGATGGCATTTAAACTTGAAGCACCTGACGGTTTCCGAGTAACATACGACAAAACAAGCGACTATGTAGTTATGAGTCCAGGCGTTTCCAATTTAAGTATTAATGTTTTTAAAAAGTCTGATTTATTTGCCGGGAAAATAGCTCCTTTATATACATTTAGGACAAAAGACTGTGGATTTACAACTACTTTATATACGTTGCAAGGAATGCATGTAATGTTTCCATATGCGTATTTGTCAGCCGGAGGGAGTTTTACAGGCACTGATAAAAATCAAGTTTGGTGTTGGGATATGATTAATAATAGTTTAGTTTATCATCATGTTTTTCAAAAAAAATACTATTCTGCACAAGGTTCAACTAACGAATGCGAAGGGGCGTATCCATTTCTTGATGCAAATGGCAAGCGAATGATGCAGCTAAATTTAGGGCAAGGAGAGGCGGGCAAACGATACAATCGTATTTATGCTATGCCAGAAGAAAGGATGTTGGATAATGACAATTAGAGCAGCAGCGGAAATAACATTAACAGATATTAATGATGCAATAGTAGCTGGTGAAGCACCGTTAAACCCAACCACCGATTTACTGTGGATGGATAGTAGTGTGGCACCAAATGTTTTGAGAAGGTGGGATGGAGAAAAATGGGTGAGTCAAACATTAGATATTAAGGAAGCAGATCCAGAAATTAACGGAAAAATAGAAGAGGCAATTACCGTTGCGAACAATGCATTGATTGAATCAGTTAGTAATCATAAACCGGTTTTTGATAAAACTCAGCCAAGCGCTCCAGTCGAAGGTGACACATGGTTTAAAATAGACGAAAACACTAAAACAATTGTTGGTGTTTTTACTTGGAACGGGACTAGTTGGGTAGAATTACCTTTGGATTACAACGCATTGCGTGTGGGTAAACTTTCAGCTATCACTGCCGAGCTTGGTGATGTCAAGAGTGGTAGCATTACTGGTGCGGAATTTATTCATAACATAAATTACAAAGATAGCGACGATAATCTTTACACTGGAACTGTCAAAATGAATGATGACGGGTTCAATTCCACTTCATATTTGCCTACGGGGATAGGGTCGGCAGTATTAGAAAGCATCATCAGTACACTAGGCGGATACAAAGTTGCGCAGAAACTAATCGATGTTGCCGGGGAAAGTAGCCTAGGAAATTCTATTTTAACTAGTAAATCTCTGCAGTTTAATGAGAATGGAAATATTAAGCTTTCAATTGATGCAGATTCGTTTTATTCAACACCGTGGCAGAACCTAATATTGAATTCCGGATATTCGACAGCGGAAAGTAACACACCTCAATACAGAATCGTATGTGTTTTTGGAATCAGATTTGCTATCTTCCGCGGTCAAGTTCAAAAATCAACAGCGTGGACTGCTACAAATAATGCTTTCGCTTCTGTTCCTTTTGAGGTCCAAACAACGAAAACCGCGATGGCTTACGCACCAACAAACAAAGCGAGTGGTGGGCGTGTTCATGCTTCATCAAGTAACGCGATGGGATTTATACCAGCGGAAACGAGTATTACTTATTTTGCGTTAAATCAATTATTTTATGTTTTAGATTAAAGTCGATTCGGCTTATTTTTTATGTCAAAAAGTAGGAAGTGGAGTGAATGAAAAAATGGTTGATAAATTTAAAGAATCAATTATTGAATAAGAGTTATAAAGATGTTTTTAGTATTCTTTTTTCTTTACAAGTATCTCTATTCAGCTTTGCTACAGGTACATTTTTGATTGTCAAAGGTGATGCTGTTGCAGAAGGGAGCGACACGTATAAATTGATGGACGACCTGATGAACATGGACACGTGGGGACTATTCTTTATAGTCAGTTCTGTGTTGATTTTGATATCAATATTTCAAACAAGTAAAGCAAAATATATCAATATGCTGATTGGGGGAATCGTAGGAGTATTCATTTTGTTTCTTTACGCATCTGCTAGCGCAGAAGGTCAGTCGCAGTGGTTGCTCCCAGTTCGATACGGTTTGAGCGCTTGTTTTAATTTATTCATCGCTGGAGTGGGAGGTTTCGAATTGTGGAAGCTGAAAAACAAGTAGGATATGTGACGAGATTAGAATTACTAGAGCATGAAAGCAAGTTGAAGATAGATGTATCAAAAGATATTGAGAAAATAGAAAACAAAGTTGATGTGTTAGGTGACGACTTAAGCGACTTAAAAGATATTGTTATTCCGCTTTCGATATCACTAGATCAAATTGCAAAAAATACAGAGAGAACAGCGACAACATTAGATCGCTTTGCAAGTGATACAACGATTCATTTACATGATCACGATATCGAATTAACGGAAATTAAAGCAAAATCGGAGAATGAGGAAAGGGCAAAAACAAAGGCAAAAACAAGTGACGTTGGCGTGACTGTCGCAATAATCGGTCTTATTGGAGCAGTGATTACAACAATAATTACAATTGCTCCGATGTTGTGGAAATGAAAAGGAGGTGAGGAAAAATAATGAAAATTAACTGGAAAGTAAGAATGAAATCGAAGGTTTTTTGGGTGTCAGTTATCCCGCTAATTCTGGTATTAGTACAGCAAGTACTTGGGTGGTTCGGCGTAACAATTCCTGCTGACACTATCAACAAAGAAGCGCTAGATATGATTAACAGTGTATTTCTATTGCTCGGTGTGTTAGGAGTAGTGAACGACCCCACGACAAGCGGCACAAGTGACAGTGAGTTAGTTTTGAATAAAAATAAAAAAGTAGAGGATGATAAGTAATGGCAAGTTACTATTATAGTAGAAGTTTAGCGAATGTAAATAAGTTAGCAGACAATACGAAAGCGGCAGCTAGAAAATTGCTAGATTGGTCCGAAAACAACGGAATTGAAGTATTAATCTACGAAACAATTAGAACGAAAGAACAACAAGCCGCAAATGTTGCTAACGGTGCGTCTCAAACAATGCGCTCTTATCACTTGGTAGGACAAGCATTAGACTATGTCATGGCGAAAGGTAAAACGGTCGATTGGGGTGCTTATCGTTCAGACAAAGGCAAGAAATTTGTGGCAAAAGCGAAGTCCCTTGGATTTGAATGGGGCGGTGATTGGTCTGGATTTGTAGACAATCCACACCTTCAATTTAATTATAAAGGTTATGGAACTGATACTTTTGGAAAAGGAGCTAGTACTAGTAATTCTTCTAAACCAAGTGCAAACACAAACACGAACAGTCTAGGATTAGTAGATTATATGAATCTAAATAAACTGGATTCAAGCTTTGCGAATCGTAAAAAACTAGCGACAAGTTACGGAATTAAAAATTACAGTGGAACAGCAACGCAGAATACAACATTATTAGCGAAATTAAAAGCAGGAAAACCACACACACCAGCCAGCTCAAATAAAAACACATACTACACAGAAAACCCTGAAAAAATCAAAACACTGGTACAGTGTGATCTATACAATTCAGTAGACTTTACAGAGAAGCATAAAACTGGCGGAACATTTCCGGCTGGCACAGTCTTCACGATTTCGGGGATGGGGAAAACTAAAGGCGGGACACCTCGCTTGAAGACGAAGAGCGGTTACTATCTCACTGCTAACACGAAGTTTGTTAAAAAGATTTAGTTTGTTGCCCTCGCTTCTTGCGGGGGGCTTTTTTTATGCAAAAAAACGCCAGAATTGAATTCTGATGCTTTTCTTTTTTTGATTTACATTGCACGATGATGCGTAGTTAAAAGTTTGTTGATTAGATACAAAAAACTGATTTACGTTTCACAATAAGTATTTAAAACATGAAGTTATCGAAAACTTCTACTGAATAATATCATGATTTTTTTTGAAAAGTCTACTAAAAACTTAAATAATAATATTTTAGATCAATCCATTTTCTTTTTTGTCAATATAATCATAGAAATCGAAAGGTAAATCGAAAATGTCTTCGTATTTTTCGCGTTCGCTTTGAGATACATATGCCTGTTTTCTGGTAGCGTATTCCGCTTCTTTTTTATTCCATGCTTCTTGCTGTTCTTTCTCTTTTTTAAGATTCAATTCATGAATTGATTTAGATAATTGATTGTCTGTGTCAGAAACAATACAAGAAGCATATTTACTTGATTTTATCCCTTGTACCGTGTTTATTTGATTAGATGCGCTAGAACCGTAAAATTTAACTGTTAATGCAATATATTCGTTGCCATCTTCATCACATTCATATTCCGCATAAATGTGATGATCTTGACACGCTTTTCCATCTTCTCTTTTGATTTCTAAAAATATAACAGCGTTTTCGATATTATCGAATGAATTATCAGCAACTATAGTGAATTCACAATCCTTGCTGTATTTACTTTTTAAGTGCAAATTAAAGTCCCTTGCAATTTTTTCTACAACTGCCTTGATATTTCGTTCTAGATATCTATCATTTTCAAATGCGAATTTATTCACTGTATTTTCCTCCCGTTCCTTTACTATATACATATTATACTACGGATAATCGTAGTAGTCAATGGTTTTTATAACAATTCTTCTTTTTTTGCTTTCAGCACAGCAATCGCATTATTTAGTGCTTTTTTAACATCTTTTTCTATATCTGCATGTTCTTCGTTTTCAAATCTATTAAAAGTAAAAGGTAGCACTTCTATATTCGCAGATTCAAACTCTTTAATTAAGCAGTATAATTCGAATTCTTGTGCAGGAAATGACAACTTATACTTATCTAATAAGTGTTTAAATCCGGCAAGATCGTCATAACTTTTTTCCAATTCTGCTAGCTCGATGAAAACATCAAATGTAGATATTCCTGCACACATTGAGAGTGCGCGCAAGAATGAAACAGAATACTTGTTTAACTCTTTTTTATTGTAATCGTTCAATGTGTTTTGCGAGATACCAGTCAGTTTGCTTAACTGATACCTCGTTTTATTGTGTTTTTTTAAGAATTCATCTAATAATTTAATATTCATATTTTTACTTCAACTCACTTTTTAAAATTATTTCTTGGTTATCACTTTTCATCTCATCTTCATCAGTAGCGATTTCTAAATCGTCGATATCGTTAGTTTCTACAATGTTGATGTAGTATGTCACACCGTTTACATTCACTGTTGAGTAATCAACTAATTTTTCATCTAAGTATAAGTTAGTATCATATTCACATTCATCAGTGCTAAGAGTGCAAAGAGCTACTGCATACTTTTCATTTTTTGTAACAACTACATAGTCACAATCATGTAGAACTTCCTTCGCGAAATCCGGTGTAGACTCTTCAAAGTCATCCACCATGTTTATAAATTCGTGCATAGCCTCATTGTACTTTCTTTGTGCTGTTGTTATTGTCATTTTAATCACATTCCTTTTCTATAATATAATTTTTTAAGCTGCTGTTTGTGGAAACAAGTCATTGTGTAGTTTAACTGCTTTCATTGCACAAGCCCAAACACTTAAGCCAAAATTTATTTTAGTTTCATCTTTTACACTAGTGAATTTTTCATCATCTGAAATATTAAAGTGTAAGCCTAATTTTCGTTCAGCCCAATTCCACGCTTTAAGTTCTTCGCTTTTAGAGATGTGTTTGATTTCTTTTTCTACTTCTTTAACTTCTTCTTTTGCTTTAGACCACGCGGCTTTTAAACATACGGAGAAAGTTTTTTCTTTGTCTGTGTAACTTGCCCATTCGATATCACTTAACCAAACATTGCTATCAGTGAACCAGTTCCAAGCTTGTTTCATAATTTCAGCCTTGTTATACATTGTATTTTCCTCCCGTTCCTTTACTATATACATATTATACTACGGATAATCGTAGTAGTCAATGGTTTTATTAAATTTATTTTAAAATAAAAAAAGCATCAAACCGAAGTCTGATGCTTTTTTCCTTACATTTCATAGTAAGTAGTTAAAAGTTGTAGCTCTTCACGTACTAATCACGTGTGTCTACATTAAAATTTACATTGCACAATGCGTAATTAAAATGCGCCGAAACAGCGCTAGAACTTATTAAGTTCTTGAATACATAGTAACATGTCATCGTGAAAGCGTCAACAATTAATACGGAAAATAAAAAAAATACCCCGAAATTTTTCATTCAGGGCTATTGTCTAATGAAATTATTTCAGTTTTTCTTTGCTTTACTGCAATTTCTAGTTCTTCCAAGTCTTCTAAAGTGGCTTTTTTCTTAATAAAAGATCGCGCTGCTGAACGGCTTTTTAAATAATTTGCATGTTCTTTATTTTTATCTTGCCATGCCTTATTTGCTTTCAACTGCGCGTCAGAGGTCGTTTTTTTCGTCATAATTAATCACTTCCTATTTTTTATTAAATACACTAAACAAGCTAATGTAGTCAGTATAGCAATGATAGTTAATGCTGTGTTCTGAAAGTAACTAGCGAGTCCGTTAACACAGATAACAATTAATATAATCCAGATATATTTATTCATAATTTGTGAAAGGCATGTTATAATTTAATAGAGGGAGGGGAATTTCACCCCTCTGAATTTACTTGTCCTTGTTTTTATCTTTCTTGCGTAATGTTATCAGCGCTACTGCAAGAGTGATAATTTCGAGGACTGTTTTTATTTCCTCTAAAACATCCTTCACTGTCTCAACTCCTTTCTATACTTATATTATAATACATGTATTATGCAAAGTCAAACATTATTTTATTTTAATCCTATTTACCGCTTGATTTCAAGAACATTTGTTCGTATAATGTTAGCAAGAGGTGAAGTAAATGTATAACTTATTTGATGACATTTTAGAACATTCAATAGTATTAACAGACGCGCTCAGACGCAATTGGTCAATAGAAATATTGTTTTTAAAGAATAATCATCACATGCGATACAAGTATGTCGTGCCTGTCCACATTGACATCAAAAAACACATTGTATCACTTGAAAGATTTGACGAACGAATAATTGACATTAATATAGAAGATATTATTAGTTGTGAGATTATGTCATGAGAAAATATAGCTTTAATGATTTTAGATACATCTGCTATATTGAGGGAAAGAAGAACGCTGTTGAAAAGTTGTTCGCAGAGTTGCTTGAAATAAAAAAGTTAAAAGCTTTTTGTAGAAAAGTAGACAAGAAAGATATAGATTTAAAAACTATTTATCAAGAGTATTTATTTCAATGTAAAAACAAATAA